CCGTCACATCGGCCGCACCGCCGCCATCACCGGGCTGGGCGGGATCGGGGCTGACGGTGGTGGCCACCTTGTCGGCAGCCGTTCTCTTGGTGGCCATGTTCCGCTCCTGGGATGTCGCCTATTCTGACTGTCATGGCATCCCCTCCCACCCGCACGGCGCCTCCGGTCATCACAGCGGTGGAGGCTGACGCCTACATGGCGACGACCATGCGCAATGCGGCCTGGCTGGCGATCCCCGCGGGCGATCGTGACGTGCTGCTGCTCGAGGCCCAGCGATGGCTCAACGGGCTGTGCCCCAAACCCGATGCGACGGGGTGCTGCGGTGACTTCGCCACCCAGTGGACGGCGGCGGTGAGCGAGCTGGCGCTGGCGTTGCACCTGAGCCCGACGGCGGTGATCAGCGGCGCGGCCGCGGCTGGCGCAGCTGGTGAGGTGAAGCGGCAGAAGCTCGGGGACCTCGAGGTGGAGTTCTTCCAGGCCAGCGCCGGCACGACGGTGAAGCAGTCCAGCCGCTACGGGCCCAAGGCGCCCTACATCCTGCAGGCATTCCCCTGGCTGGGTGATCTGATCGGCTGCTGGCTGCCCAGCGTCGGCGGGCGGGTGATTCCGGTGGAGAGGAACTGACGTGGGCCTGGCGGACACCACGTTCGGCCCGATCCCTGGCCCGCTGGTGCGCCAGTGGGGGATCGACATGGTGCTGATCAAGGGTGGCGGCCCGGGGGTCTATGACCCGACCACGGGCAACGTGACCGCGACGGAGCGCCGCATCCCGCTGAAGGGGGTGCTGCTGGCGGCCAACGCGAAGGAGTGGGAGGGGCTGTACCAGCAGGGCGACCAGCAGCTGGTGGTGGACCCGGATGCGTTGCAGCCCGAAGGTGTCACCACCAACGACTCGGTGGAGTTCCTGGAGAACGGTGTGACGGTGCATTGGAAGGTGGTGGAGTCAAAGAGCTATCGAGGTGATCGGCGTATCGTCGACTTCTCTCTGGTGCGGAGGCAGTAATGGCACTCGGCAAGTCGCTCAAGGACTTTGTGATGGGCAAGGCCAGAGAGGCCACCCGCAATGCAATGCAGGAGGTGGCTGCTAGTACTGTCCGCACGCTGCAGGAGAAGGGTCCCTACTGGTCTGGCTACTTCGCCAACGCTTGGGAAGTGAAGCAGGGTGATGTGAGCATCCCGGCTACGACCCCGGGCCCCTCCAGTCGCAGGCCAGATACTTCTGGCAGCAAGGTCTTGACTGAACCGATCGTGCCCCGCGCTGACCTGCGCAAGGGTTACACCATCGGCAACTCGATGGAGTACCGCGACATTGCCATGGACCTCGTCCCCGACACCAATGGTGTCTACCGCGGCGACAGGCCAGGAGCTACCGCTGATCGTGATTGGTACACCACGCTGGTCGAGGGTGGCTTGATGCTCCGCATCAACAAGCAGGCTGCCCAGGCTGCGTTCAAGGAGGCGTTCAAGTGACTCTGCAGGCCATCCGCAGCGTGTTCGAGGGGGCTGTCATCACAGGGGCCAACGCCGTTGCACCGGTGCTGCCCGTCTACGTGGACAACCAGTCGTACACCGACAACGACGCTGCCAAGGAGTTCGTGCTGGTGCGCGTCAACTTCGGCGAGATCACTGAGCCCACCTTCTGCGAGAACGTCGAGCACCTGCGGGGCTCCCTGGTGGTGGAGGTCTTCACTGCCAAGGGCAAGGGGCCTGGCCGCGGGCAGACGGTGGCCACCGAGATCGCCCGCCAGCTCAACAAGCTCCGCTACCAGGAGGAGCAGCCCCACGTCTACCCGCTCACCGGGACCATGTACCCCCTGCCCCACACCGGCGGGTTCTACCCCAGGGCCCCGGGCGTCAAGGCGCGGATGCTCGGGCTCAGCGGACCCAGCTTCACCCCGCTCGACGGCCGCCCCCACTTCATGACCCGCTTGAGCGGACCGCTCGTGGCCTCTTACACTTGAGGGCAAGCTTTGCCCCTGAGGGTGACGCCCCACCTGTACGTGTTGTTTCGCCACCCTTAACTAGGGGACTAAGTTATGCCCGTGTCGTGCAATACGACCGCCTTGACTGGATCTGACGGTCTCGTCACCTTCAAGCCTGCTGGTGTCAAGCACTGCTTGAAAGATGCTTCCGACTTCCCGGTCGGCAAGCTGATCACCGTCCCCGGTGACCACGACTTCCAGATCGGCGACCCCGTGGTGTTCACCGTCGAAGGTTCGGCCACTCTGGCCCCTGCCTTGACCGCCAACACCAAGTACTACGTGGTGGACAAGACCGCCACCACCATCTCGGTGTCCCTGACCAAGGGCGGCGCTCCCATCACCCTGGCGGGCATGGGCGGCCTCCCCGGTTCCGGCATCGCCAGCCTGACTGCTGCCACTGCTGGCGTCGGCTATGTGCCCGGCACCTACACCGATGTGCGCCTGATCCAGGGCACCGCCACCACGGCTCGCGCCACGGTGACCGTCCCCGCTGGTGGGGCCATCAACGCCGGTGCCATCGTCATCACCACCCCCGGCACCGGCTACACCACCGCTGCTGGCGGTGTCACCCTCACCGGCGGCCGTAACGCTGCTGGCGGCGCGATCGATGCCACTCCTCCCACCGCCGCCTTCACCGGCACCGCGACGCTGACCACCAAGCGGGAGAACAGCACCGGCCACATCAACATCGCCTACAGCGAGTTCGATCTGGTCTGCATGGTGCAGGAGTGGTCGATGGACTTCTCCCGCGAGGAGGTCGACATCACCACCCTGCCCTGCAAGATCGGTGGTGCTGCTGAGAAGTTCGCGAGCTTCCGCACCACCGTGCCTGGCTTCGCCAGCGGTTCCGGCACCATGAACGTCCTGTTCAGCGGTGAGCAGACCAGCACCAGCGGCCGCCTGATCGCCAACTCGCTCCTCAAGAGCCAGGCCGGCGCCACGGTCAAGCTGTACGTGAAGGCCATCGAGGGCTCGGGCAACACGCTGGACGACACCCTCTCCTCGTACATCGAGGCGCCCGTGTCGCTGGCTGGCTTCTCCATCTCGGTGAACACCACCGACGCCCTGGTGGCCACGATCAACTTCAACCTGGCGGGTCCCCCGACCCACCTGTTCAACCTGGCTCTCGACTGAGCCACGCTGGTTGTGGAGTGTTCGGCCCTCGCAGTTGCGGGGGCTTTTTCTTGTGTGCGCTTGTATAGTTGTCGGGTACGCCACTGAACTGCATGGCATCAACCCTTCGCGCCGTCGACCGCCTGAAGAATGCCGCCAACCTCGTCCCCATCCGCAAGGATGTGGAGCTGTCTGATGGCACCACCTTCACCTTCTGGGCGCGGCCTCTGACCATGGCCGAGCGGGATCGGGCCCAGCGCAATGCCAAGAGTGATGACGCCAATGCCTTCGCTCTGCAGCTGCTGGTGGACAAGGCCCTCGATGAGAACGGCCAGAAGCTGTTCATGCCTGCTGACATGGCGGAGCTTCGCAATGAAGTCCGCGATGTTGATCTGCAGAGCCTGATGCTGGCCGTCCTCACCAGCCCCAACGACGAGGAACCCCTGGAGCCCAAAAGCACTGCAAAAGGAGCTTGAGAAGGACAACTGGCTGCTGCTGTCATTCGCAGTAGCCAAAGAGCTGGGAATGACAGTGTCCAGGCTCTGGAGTGAGATCACACCAGAGGAGCTTCTCGGGTGGTCGGCGTATTTCGGCCACATCAACGAGGAGCAGGAGAAAGCCATGAAGCGGGCCCGTCGGTAGGCCCGCTTTTTCTTGACCGGCTAGAGTGGGCGGACGCAGTGGGGGCCTGGCGTTTTGGCTGATTTCAACCAGAACATCAAGGTCACAGCCAACACCAAGCCGGCTGAGCAAGAGCTAGGCAAGCTCGACAAGATCCTCAAGGGGCTCAGCTCCTTCACCCTCGACGTCGGCAAAGGTGCCGCTCAGGGTGGCATCAAGCTCGCCCAGAAGAACCTCCAGGAGTACGGCAAGACCCTTGGTGCGATCGACCGCCAGCTGGGCGGCTTCGGCCAGAAGCTGGGCAGCATCGCCAAGGCGTTCGACTTCGGCGGCAAGACAGCTGTTGGCATCGCCGGCATCAATGCGCTGGGCACAGCGCTGGCGGCGATCCCCAGAGTCGTCACAGGCGGATCACAAGCGCTCCAGTCGTTCGGCGGTGTCCTTGCAGGGCTGACTGCACCTGCTGCCAAGGTTGCCGCCGCTCTGGCCTCCCTTGGCCCTCAGGGTCTGGCTACTGCAGGTGGCATTGCGGCAGCCACCGCCGCCTTCATGGCGTTCAGCCCCGCGGTCAAGAAGGTCGTCACGGGGCTCGACAACCTTGTCCTCGGCGGCAAGATCCAGTCCGCCTTTGACGGCATCAAGGGCAAGGTCGAGGGGACCAAGCAGTCCTTCCTCGGCCTCAACACGACGATCAAAACGACCGTCGAAGCCATGAACGAGCTGGCTGAGGGCATGTCCCTTCGCCAGCTCAACAGCCAGGTCTCCTCCCTCACCAAGGAGATGCAGAGCTTCAACTCTGCAACGCAGGAAGCCTGGGAGGCCGCCCAAGGGCTGGTGCGTGCGCAGAAGGCGCAAGTCCTTGAACAGAAAGCCCTCAACGATCTGGTGCGCAAGGCCCAGGGCCTGCAGCCCCAGGACGTTCGCAACGCCGAGGTAGCTCGCCGGAGCGCCAACCTCACCTCCGGTCGCAATGCCCAGAACGCTGCCAAGGAAGCCGCCGCCGATGCCAAGCGCCTGGCCGACGAGCTGTGGGAGGCCAACAAGGCGTGGTACGCCTTTGAGGACGCGGGCAAGAAGGCATTCGCCAAGGAGGAAGCCGAACGGCTGCGCAAGGAGGTCGAGGCTCTGGCCGAGCAGATGCGCAAGGTCGCCTTGGCATCCAAGGACATCGGCATCCGCAAGACCCAGGCCAGCGCTGCCGTGCAGGAACGCAAGGAGCTGGAGCGCAGCGTCCAGATCATGCGCGAGCGCAGCGCCCTGCTGAAGCAACAAGCAGGTGCCAACTATCCGCTGTCTCAACTGCCGGCAGGGCGCGAGCTACTCCCTGGTGGCAATACCGCCGCGGCGCAGCCCAAGTACCGCGAGATGCTCAACAGCCGAGCAGTCACTGAGGCGTCGAAGACTCTCCAGATCCAATACAACTGGAACCAGGCCCTCAAGCAGGGAGCCACCATCGCGGCCGACATGCGCCGCATCCAGGCCGAAGACCTGAAGCTGCAGCAGCAGAAGGTCGCCAAAGCCTACGAACAGCTGTCAATCAAGAAGCGCGAGGAGGACTTCGAGCGCCGCCTTGCCCGCCTGCGCCAGCGCAACGAGGAGCGGACACAGGCGCGCAAGGACTTCAACGACAAGGTCCAAGGCGCCGCTATTGGTGGGGCCTTTCCGCTGCTGTTCGGTGGTGGCGCTGGCTCGATCATTGGTGGCGCACTGGGCGGCCTGAACACCAGCAACCCGATCTTCTCGGTGTTCACCAGCGCCATCGGCCAGATGCTGGACCAGTGGGTGGCCACCACCACCGATCTGGCCAAGAGCCTCAAGAACCCCACCGACGCCATGGCTGCCCTGGAGGCCGCCGGCTACAAGGTCAGCGACAGCACCAAGAACCAAGTCAACCGCCTGCTGGAGGTGGGCCGCGCCTACGAAGCGCAGTCGGTGGTGCTGGCCGAGGTGGAGCGCAAGATGGGCGCCGGCAGCGTTCAAGGACTCAACGCTCTGGCCGGCGAGCAGAAGAAGCTCCAGGACCAGTGGGACCAGATGGCGGGTGCCTTGCAGGGAGAGTTGCTGCCGGCGCTTGTGGGCACGATCGCCCTGCTCAATTCGCTCGCGGCGGGCGCCAAGGTGCTCAGCAAGCTGCAGCTGCCGAAGTGGTTCATCAACTTCCTCACCGTCACCAACCCCGGCTTCGCCCTGTCGCGGGCGCAGTTTGAGGACGCCCAGCGTCGTGGTCGCGAGGTAGCGAGCAAAGCACCCACCCGCCCAGAGCTGGATCCGCTGGTGGCGCAGGACGCAGCCGACAAGCGGCTGGCTGCTGCCGAGCGGGCTGAGGCCCTGCGCCGCCAGGGCCTGCAGCTGGAGCGCCAAGCCTCCGACCTGCGCCTGCAGATCGAGGATCAGGTCTACGGGTTCCGCCAGCGGGCGGCCGACATTGAGCGGGCCAACCTCGACCTGCGCCGCTCCATCGAAGACGAGGTCTTCAAGAAGCGCCAGGACATCGCCCGCATCGAGGCCGACAACGATCGCAAGCGGGCGCAGATCGCCATCGAGCGCACCGACCTGCTGCTCAATGCAGGCCGCGTCACCGACAACCGCCCTGGTGGCGATCTGGCCAACCAGATGCTGGACGCCCTGCGCCAGTACTTCAGGAGCAAGGCCGAAGGTGAAGCCAACCTGCAGCAGAAGCAGCGCAACTTCACCATCGAGATGGAGGACATCCGCCGTGCGTCCGGTCGCTTCCAGCTGGACGTGGCCCGCAAGGTGGCCGACATCGAACGTCAAGGCATCGAGCTGACCCGCGACATCGAGCGGGCCAAGATCATGACTGCCCGTGCCATCTACGACCTGCAGGTCCAAGGCGCTGACTATCAGCGAGATCAGCTGAAGAATTCGCTGCAGGACATGGTGGATGCCCAGCAGCGGCTGACGATGACCAATTCGTTGGCGGGGCAGACAGCGGCCAGCGCCGGTGGCATCGCCTCCATCGCAGACAGCCGTCTCACCCCCCAGGCCAAGGCATGGCTGGCCACCATCCGCTTTGCCGAGGGAACTTCGGGCCCCAATGGCTATCGCACGATGTTCGGCGGCGGCCTATTCAACGACATGAGCCGCCACCCGGACCGGGTTATCCGCTCTGGCGGCTACGCCTCTGCTGCGGCCGGCGCCTACCAGTTCATGCCTGACACCTGGCGCGGTGTCGGCGGTGGCGCCATGACGCCTGAGCGGCAAGACCGGGCTGCTGTTGCGCTGGCGCAGGGCCGCGGCGTCAACATCAGCAACGCCGCCTTCACCCCCCAGAACGTCGCCCGACTGGCACCGGAGTGGGCCAGCTTCCCGACTCTTGGTGGTGGCAGCGCCCACAACCAGCCCTTCAAGAGGTTCGACGACCTCCAGAGGTACTTCCAGCGGGCCCTCGCCCAGTACGGGGGCGGCACCCAGATGTCGCCGCTGTTCCAGCGTGGAGGTGGCGCCCCCTTCGCTGTCGGGAGCACCATCCCTGCTTCAGCCACCGTCGCACCCGCAGCCTCCTCACCGGTTGCCCGCCCCAGCCTCCCTGCCAGCGTGGGCCAGGCCAGCGCAGCCCTGGGGGTCAAGGCTCCAGGTGCCATTGACGTCAGCAAGCTGCTGGCGCAGGACAAGGCGCTGACGCAGATGCTGCTCAACGCCAAGACCACCTCCATGGAGCTGGATGCCACGCTCGATGGGCTCAGTGTGGAAGGGTTCAAGCAGCAGCTTGAGCTGACCCGCTCCTCCATCGTGGCGTCGCTGACGGCGCCGCTGGACGAGACGCTGAAGAAGCAACGCGACCTCGCTGCTTACCAGCGGGAGTACGGCGAGCTGATCGAGCAGGGCGTCACCCCTGCCCTGGCCGAGCAGATCTCCCAGATCCGCGAGCAGGTGCGTCTGCAGCTGGAGCAGCTCAGCACAGTCGAAGCGAACCTCGGCAAGCGGCGGGAGGCGCTTGAGGCAGAGCTTGCTGTCACCAAGGGCCTCAAGGAGCAGGAAGACCTCAAGGCCAAGATCCTGGAGATCGACCGCCAGGCCGCTGAACTGCGCAAGGAGGCTATCCCCGCCATCACCCAGAGAGGAGCTGCTGCAGAGGCCACTGCTATCCAGGACTCCAAAGGCAAGCAGATTCGCGACTACATGACGAAGCTGCGCGGAGAGCTAAACGACACCGAGGGCATGATCATCAGCCTGGCGGGCTCCATCGAGAGCGAGATCGGCAGCGCGATGAGCAATGCCATCGGCGGCGTCATCTCGGGCACCACCACCGTGCAGGAGGCGATGGCCACGATGTTCCGCAACATCGGTGCCTCCTTCATTCAGATGGCCACCGAGATGATCGCCAAGGCGCTGATCCTCAAGGTGCTCGGCGTCTTCGGCGGTGGTGGTGGTGGTGGCTTCTTCGCGGGCGACGCCTCGCTCACCAGCGGTGGCGGGATCTTCGGCAACCTCAGCAACGGCTTCGGCGGGGGTGGCATCGACTGGACGCAGAAGCTGGGCGTCGGCAGCTACGCCGGCGGCGGCTACACCGGCAGCGGCCCCCGCTCGGGCGGCATGGACGGCAAGGGTGGCTTCCTGGCGATGATGCACCCCCAGGAGACCGTCATCGACCACACCCGCATCAGCGGCGCCAGCGGCGGTGATGCGCCCGTCATCAACCAGACCATCACCATCAGCAACGACGGCAATGCGTCGGTCGCCAGCGATGACGCCGGTAGATTTGCCTCCATGATGCAGCAGGTCGCCATCGCCACCATCCAGAAGGAGCAGCGGCCTGGCGGTTCGCTCAACCGGAGGCGCTGACGATGCCGATACCCTGCGACGCCATGATCAGCCTCGGCAACCTCAAGGTTGCCCTGTCGGCCTCGCCGACCCGCACCAAGCGGGTGCTCAAGGCGCAGTTCGGCGACGGCTACATGGAGCGCCGCGCCGATGGCCTCAACCCGTGGTCCACCACCTGGAGCATGGAGACGGTGCCGCTGGTCGAGGACGACTGGCTGACGCTGGAGGCATACCTCGAGGCGCTGGGGGAGAAGCCCTTCAGCTGGCAGCCGCCCGGGTCCCCTGAACCGCTGGCCTGGGCGCTGGAGCCGGTGCAGTGGCAGCGCAGCACCGAGGGGCCGCTGTGCAAGCTGCGCTTCACGATCAAGACCTGGAACGGCCCACCGCCGCAGCCGGTCCTGCTCGGCACGCCGAAGCTGATCAAGATCGAGCCCACCCGCATCTTCCGCACGGTGCAGCCGAAGGTCTACCCTCTCGCCGGCACGATGTACCCCAGCCCTCACAGTGGCGGCTTCTACCCCCTGCGGCAGCCTGCCAACCACGTCGTCACGATCATCGGCCGCAACTTCACGCCCAACAGCATCGTGCTACTCGGTAGCACGCCCCAGCCCTTCCACTACCGCAACCCCTACCTGCTGGAGGCCACCATCGACGCCAACGACCAGACCGTTGGCCCCCACCAGCTGGTGGTGCGGGAAGGCAGCCAGCAGTCCAACGCGCTGACGCTGACGGTGGGCTGATGGCGACCGATCGCTCCTTCAAGGACAGCGCCGACCTGCAGGGGTTGATGGGTGATGCCATCCTCGACCTCTTCATCCTCGACCTGCTGCCGGCGGATCCCACCGCCACCCTGCCCAACCGCTACGTCTACTTCTGCAACTGGTCGCAGACCGATGGTGCATCGGTGCAGTTCGCAGGCGTGTCCTACGTGGCGTTGCCGGTGGCGATGAGCGGCTTCGAGATCCGCTCTGAGGGTGTGCCGCCCAACCCGGCGATGACGGTGGGCAACATCGGCCTGGACTGGACGGGCCTGATCAACACCTGGAACGATCTGGTGGGTTGCACCATCACCCGCAGGCGGGTGCTGCGCCGGCACCTGGATGACGGCACCAACCCCGATCCCCTGGCCCACTGGCCTGACGAGCAGTGGTCGATCGAGCAGAAGTCGAGCGAGAACAAGCTGGCGGTGACATTCCAGCTGGGCACCGCCTTCGATCTTGATGGGGTGGTGCTGCCCCGCCGCATAGCTCTGAAGTACACCTGCATCTGGAAGTACAAGAGCGCCGACTGCGGTTACACCGGCCCACTGCCCACCTGCGGCCTGACGCTCGGCGACTGCTACAACCACTTCCAATACGATCCGCGGGGGATCCCTTTTGGCGGCTTCCCCGGGCTGACGCTGGAATGAACTGGCTGAGCGAAGAGGAGCAGCAGGTCATCCGCCTGTTCTCAGCGGCTGCGCCTGAGCAGGAGAGCTGTGGCTTCGTCCTGAGCGACGGGGCAGTGGTGTCGCTCGCCAACACCGCCGAGAACACGATCGAGCAGTTCCGCATCGACCCCGCCGACTACGCCCGCCTGGAACCGCTCGGCATCCGCGGCGTCTGGCATAGCCACCTGGAGCTGGATGCCTTCAGCGCCACCGACCAGCAGGTGATGCGGGCGGATGTGCTGCCGTGGGCGGTCTACTGCCTGCGCACTGACCGCTTCCACCAGTGCGATCCGCTGGCTGTGGCGCCCTACGTCGGCCGCCCCTTCGTCTACGGCATCTATGACTGCTACTCACTGGTGCGCAACTACCTCGCCCAGGAGCACGACATCCACCTGCCAGTTTGGCAGCGCCACACCTACGGCGAGTGGAATGAGCGCAACTTCACGCCCTTTGACGAGGAGTTCCCTAAGTACGCCAAGCGACTGCCTTCACACCTGCCGCTGCAGGACGGGGATGTGGTTGGCATGAACCTCGGCAGCAATAGCGGCCACACCGATCACATCGGCATCATCAACTCCGACCGATTGCTGTTGCATCACCTGGCGGAGAAAGAAAGCCGGGTTGATGTGTTTGGAGGCATCTGGCAGCGGCAGCTACGCTGGGTCATGCGACCTGTGGCGCTGTGGAGATGACCGAGCCGACCCTCCGCACCGTCCGTCTGCTGGGTGCTGCGGGGCGGCGCTTCGGCAGGGTGTTCCGCCTGGCGGTCAGCTCACCGGCGGAGGCGGTGCGGGCCCTGTGCGCCCTGCTGCCCAGCTTCCGCGCCTGGGTGCTGGAGCAGCACGACCTGGGCGTGGCCTGGCGGATCATCACCGACGACCCCAAGGGGCTCGAGGCCGACGAGCTGGAACGCAGCACCGGCGCACCGCAGATCATCCTGGCGCCCGTGGTGGTGGGTGCTGGCGGTGCCTTCCGTTGGATCGCATCGATCGTGATCGGCGTGGTGCTGATCGCCGTGAGCTTCGGCGCGTTCGGCATCCTCGCGGGCCTGGGCCTGTCCAGCTCCGCCACCAGCATCGGCCTCCTCGGCGCTGGCCTGGCCTTCAGCGGCATCGCCGGGCTGCTCACGCCCACCCCCAAGCCCGAGAGCAGCGTGGCGGCAGAGAAGGCCGCCGACCTGCAGTCCAACCTGTTCAGCCGCAACCAGGGCACCGACGGCCAGGGCGAGTGCGTGCCGCTGCTCTACGGCCGGCGGTTGGTGCAGTCACCGCGGCGCATCAGCTTCAGCCTGCAGAACCTACCCAGCTCCCGCGAGATCCATGTGGGCGGCACGGCAGGGCTGACCGGCTACGTCAACGGCCGGGGGGTCTACTGATGAGCAAGCTGATCCACGGCGCCGGCGGTGCGCTGGGAGGGGGCGGCAACCAGAAGCCCCCGAAGCCACGCCAGCCGATCGTCACCCAGGACAACGGCGGGCTGCGGACGATCAGCTTCGCCAAGATGCAGTTCCTGTTCTGCGAGGGGCCGATCCAGGGCCCCGCCGTGGGGCTGGAGCAGAGCATCTTCATGGATGGGACGCCAGTGCGTACCACCAGCGGCGTGGGTATCCAGCCCCTGGATCTGGTGCTGTCCTACGGCCGCGGGCCCGCCGAGCAGACCGCTGTGCCGGGCTACGGCCAGGTGTCCAACATCATCGGCGTGGACAAGGTGGTCAAGAAGCACCTGCCCGTCACGCAACAGATCACTGGCCTTGACACCACTGTTGGGTATTCAGCGCGGGTGCTGCTCACCTGGCAGGGCCTGATCCGACAGGTCGTCTCGGGCAATCGTGCCGGCGACGTGCTGCCCCACAGCTGCTACCACAGCATCAGCTACACCGACAACCTCGGTGTGGTGCGGGGCCCTGGGCTTATTCCCCTGGAGGACAAGTTCGGCGGCCCCTTCCAGCGAGAGTATGAGTTCGCCCTGGAGGGACCTGGCCCCTGGACCATCCGGGTGGATCGCTGGCAGGACGATGACGCCGACCGGGAGGACGCTGTTGGCAACAGCGAGAACTACCAGTCCACCTTCAACTTCAGCTCCATCGTCATCAACACCAACATCGGCCTGCGTTACCCCTACAGCAGTGTGCTGACACTGGGGTTGCGGGCTGATCAATACGCCGACATCCCGGCGGTGGCAGCTGACCTGCTGGGCAAAATTATCCGCGTCCCCAGCAACTACGACCCAATCAACCGCATCTACAACGGGCTGTGGGATGGCACCTTCAAGGATGCTTACAGCAACAACCCGGCGTGGGTGCTCTACGACCTGATCACCCACGACCGCTACGGCCTGGGGCAGTACGTCGATAAGCAGCTCGTTGACAGGTGGACCCTCTACGAGATCGCCCAGTATTGTGACCAGCCCGTCCCTGACCTGAAGGGCGGCACTGAGCCCCGCTTCACCTGCAACCTGATCCTGCAGACGGCCGAAGAAGCCTGGACTGTGCTGCAGCAGTTCAGCAGCATCTTCCGGGGCATCATCTACTACGCCTCCTCCACCATCATCACGGTGCAGGACTGCCCCAAGGAGTTCGTCTACACCTTCAACGAGTCGAACACGATCGAGCAGTTCGACGAGAGCGGCGAGGTCTCCCAGGGCAACTTCACCTATGCCGGCTCCGCCAAGCGGGCGCGGCACACTGCTGTGCTGGTGTCGTGGGATGACCCGGCCGACAACTACCAGCCCCGCGTCGAGTACGTCGCCGACCAGGACGCCATCGTCAAGCTGGGTTACCGCGCCCTGCAGCTGCGGCTCATGGGCGTCACCAGCCGGGGGCAGGCCATCCGCGCCGCCAACTGGGCGCTGCTGAGCGAGCAGCTGCTCGATGACACGGTGGCCTTCTCCACCGGGGCCATCGGCGCCACCATCCGCCCCGGCGATCTGGTCCGCATCGCCGACCCCAACAAGGCCGCCATCCGCATGGGCGGCCGCATCCTGGCGGTCAACGACGACGGCACCATCACGGTGGACCAGGCGCCGCAGAACCCGCCCGGGGGGTGGGCCGGCGCCACCTTCTCCTTCATGGCGGCCGATGGCGACGGGCAGCCCGTCCTTCGCACGAGCCCCGTGCAGGAGCCGGTGGGTGATGTGCTGACGGTGGGCTGGACCACCAGCGACCGCCCGCAACCCGGCTGGCCGTGGCTGATCGAGGTGCCGGGCCGCACCGCCCAGCAGTTCCGGGTGCTCACCGTCAGCGAGGACACCGAGAGCGGCACCTACTCCCTGACGGCCCTGCGCTACCGCAAGGATCTCTACGACGCGGTGGACTTCGGCTCACCGCTGAGCCCTGACGGCAACGACCTGTGGAAGCCGGGGGCGATCGACCCGCCGGTGTGGACGGTGGCGCAGACCATCTGGGACGGCGGCCAGGCCAAGCTCGACCTGGCGTGGAAGCCGCCGGCCAGCGACACGATCCTCGGCGACTTCAACCTGACGGTGCGCAGCTACCGCCTGCAGTACCTGACGGGTGAGAAGCGCGACGACGGCAGCATCTTCTGGCCCACCGTCTGGAAGGAAGTCGCCCAGCAGTTCGACAACGTCGAGGTGCTGCCGATGCCGAACTACAGCGCCAGCACCGTCTACAAGGTGCGGATCGCGGCGGTGAGCCGGATCGGGGTGCAGAGCGGCTGGGCCGAAACCCAGGCGCTGACGCTGGAGGAGTGGTTCCCGATGCCCGACCTGTCGGTGCATGGCGTCCTGAGCCACCAGAACCTGAGCACCGGCGGTCACGTGTTTGCGCTGACCCTGCTGCCCACCGCCCAGATGCCGCCCTACGTCCGCGGCAAGGTGCTCGAGGCAGAGGAGGCAGGCGTCTGGACCGTCATCGCCGACAGCGCCATCGGCGAGCCGGACACCTGGGCCTTCCTGACCTCGGCGGAGGGCAAGCCCGTCCGCGCCAGGTTGAGCACCTACGTGCCGGGGCTGGAGGGCAAGGGCTACGCCACCGACTTCGTGGACCGCCTGGAGATCGTGCCGCCGGCGCCGACCAACCTGCGGGTGGTGGTGGAGGCGGGCGCCCAGAGCCGCACCGGCCAGCGGCGGTTCTCCTGGGACCTGCTGCCGACACCGTTCGCCGCCAACTGGCCGCAGGGCGACTGCACCGACATCACGGCTTTCGACATCCGCTACCGGCAGGACGCCAGCCCCGACTGGGACCGCGCCTTCCCCCTGTTCAGCGACGGCATCCCCGGCGACCAGCGGTGGTTCGCCACCAAGCTGTTCGACTCGGGCACCTGGACGGTGATGATCCGCAGCCGGGACCGCACCGGCTGGTGGAGCGACGACATGGCCATCGCCACCGTCGGCATCGGCGACCCGATCCCCAGCAATGTCGTGCAGCGTTACGACCTGCGGGACAGCGGCTTCCAAGGCACGCTCGTCAACCTGCACCGGGAGAAGGTCGCCAGCAGCGGCCTGCTCTACAAGGCACCGACCGCTGATCCGATCTACACGGTCCCCCTCGATGACGAGTTCTATGAGGGCAGCTCGGGCTACATGCTGCGCCAGGACGACCCGACGACGGAGGGGGTCTACACCTTCCAGTTTGAGTGCCTGAATGACCGCGCCCAGCTGGTCATCTACACCACAGCCGTCGGCACCTATCGCTGGCATGTGCAGCCGGGCGGCAGGGATACGGACCTGCTCTATGCCACGCCGCTGGGGGATGCCTTCTACCTGCCGGCGGGAGCGATGTACCCCATCCCCGATTCTTCTGCCTCCAACGGCTGGCACCCCTATGCCGCCAACGAGGAGATGACCAAGGGCATCCACCAGCTGCGGCTGACGATCATCTCGGATGACGGTGTCACCAATGCTGAGGTCACCGATGTGGATGTGGTGATGGACTACCCGGATGTGGTCTACACAGTGAACGACCACGCCCTGCCTGCAGGCGGTGGGCGCATCACCTTCCCCTCGGGCACCTTCCGATCGCTGAAGGCCGTCAGCGTGAGCATGCAGGACGATGGCACGCACCCAGGCGTCGCCAGCAACGCCGTGATTCGCCTGAAGGCTCCGGGTTATGTGGATATAGCCCCAGTAGACTCGGCAGGCGCCCCTGCCGCTGGGGTGGCTGACATCGTGGCGATCGGCTGGTGACCCTATGAGCAATCTTCCCCACAGCGGGTCATCCACCTCCCTCGACAACGTGGGAGTCTCCCGCGAGCAGTTTCGCGTCGAGATTGGCCAGCTCCTGCAGTACCTGGCCCAGGCCCTGGGCGGTGTGCCTGGCACCTACGGCACCCAGGCGGTGGATCCGCTGGCGGTGCTGCTGGCCGGCGCTCCGAAGCTGGCCCCAGGCGCTGCTCCCCTTGCTGCTGACAACAGCACCCGCATCCCCGACACCGCCTGGGTGCGGGCCCTGCTGACGAGCACCACCAGTGGCTACCTGCCCCTGACGGGCGGCACCATCGCCGGCAATGTCGGCAACACCGGCACCGGCTTCCTGCAGCTGCCCCAGGGCACCACCGCCCAACGGCCGGCCACTCCTGCTGCGGGCATGGCCCGCTTCAACAGCACCACGGGCAAGGCCGAGGTCTTCCAGAACGGCAGCTGGAGTGAGATCGGAGGCGGAGGCAGCAGTGCGGCAGGTGAGGCCAACCTGCTGATCAATGCCAGCTTCCGCATCAACCAGCGCAACTACGTCTCAGGCGCCGCCACCACCAAGGCCAACCAGTACACGCTGGACCGCTGGCGGGTGGGCACGCTGGGGCAGGCGCTGGCCTTCAGTGCTGCCGCCAACATCACCACGGCCACTGCGCCAGCAGGTGGCATCTCCCAGGTGATCGAGGCCGTCAATGTGGTGGACGGCCAGCATGTTCTGAGCTGGGAGGGCACCGCCACCGCCCAGGTCAATGGCGTTGCAGTCACCTCGGGCACGCCGTTCAACCTGGCGGGCGGGCAGGCCGCCACCGTGCGCTTCATCGGTGGGACAGTGCTCCGCCCGAAGCTGGAGCGCGGCAGCAGTGCATCGTCTTACGCCTACCAGGACTACAGCGCCGAGCTGCTTCGCTGCCAGCGGTACTACGTCACAGGGCCTGTGCCGCCTGTTTACAACCCGGCCGCTCCGGGCTCTGGTGCCAGCGGTTATGTGTCGGCGCTGATCTCCTTCCCGGCGCAGATGCGAGCCACCCCCACGGTCACCTGTGCAGCTGCTGCACTGACATACAACTACGCCAATGCAGCATCGCTGGCGCTCTACGCCGTTCCCAACCAGTGGACAGCTGCCTCGTCCTACACCGCCGACGCTGAGCTGTGATGACGTACCACCTCCTGCAGCCCTTCAGCATCATCGTCCGCGATGAAGACGGTGCCACGATCCCCGCTGATCTCGACAACCGCGACTATCAGCAGTACCAGCAGTGGATAGCCGAGGGCCATGTCCCGGCTGAGCGCACCCTCGACCTTGCCCACCCTCCTGAGGCATCCGAAGCATGACCAACCTTCCCAATAGCGGCCAGGCCAACTCCCTCGACAACTTCAACGTCGATCGGGCCGATTACCGCCAGTCGATGGAGAACCTGCTGGCCTTCCTGGCGCAGGGCCTCGGTGGCGTCACGGGCGCCTATGGCACGCAGACGGTGGATCCTGCGGCCATCAAGCTGTCGGGCCTGCCCACGGCACCAACGGCAGCTGCTGGCACCAACACCACGCAGCTGGCCACCACGGCGTTCGTAAAGGGAGAGCTGAGCAACAGCCCTGTCTTCACGGGGACGCCAACAGCTCCAACAGCAGCTGTTGGCACCAACACCACGCAGATCGCCACCACGGCGTTTGTCGAGGCCGCAAGGGTCTGGACGCGCACCGGCACTGCCCTGGCCCCGAAGACTTCGGGCGATGTGGTGTCCATCAGTGCTGGCACCGCGTTGCTACCCGGCCTGACGCCCGTTGGTGATCCCGACACGGGCCTGTATGCCCCTGCAGCAAACACGCTGGCCCTGGCGACAGGAGGTGCAGAGCGCATCCACCTATCCTCCATTGGTGTTGCTGTACCCGACAAGCTATTTATTGGGCAGACCAAGGCAATCTCTGGGTCTACTACCCAGGCCGCTGAATTCAACGGCAGTGTTGTCATCAACTCCAAGACTGCGGGAGCCGGCGGCAAAGCGGTCCTGGAGTTTTCACACCTCACATCAAACCCAGCTGTAACCCGAGGAGGAGCAGCAGTTTCGTCGGAGGCTGCTGGTCCCTACACCGCAGGCACTCTTATAACCTACGACGCTGACCTTGTCCTCAGTTCTGCAATAGACGGCGCCGTCACCGAAGGCGCCCGCCTCACCAGCTCGGGTTATCTGCGAATGGCCGCAGGGACCAAAGGCATCCAGTTCAACGGCGACACCGCAGCGGCCAACGCGCTGAATGACTACGAGGAGGGAACATTCACGCCAACGGTTATTGGGGCGACAACGGCTGGCACAGCAACCTATGCAGCACAGGTGGGCACTTACATCAAGATCGGCAAGCTGGTGTGGATGTCACTGACGCTCAACTGGAGCGCGGGAACTGGAGCAGGCGACCTGCAGATCACAGGGCTTCCCTTTACTTCAATCAGTAACCATGCTCCCGGCCTTTCTGTTGGCATGGTGAACGGACTGACACTTGCTGCCAACAGTTATCTGTTTGCAAGAGTTGAATCTGGAAGTAGCAAAGTAGGAGTTTACGATTCTCCTACCGGGGGCGGAACTAACGCCAAGGTCGCCTACGACGCCGCCGCCTCGCTCACCCTGTCTGGCTGTTATTACGCCTCGGCCTAACCTCCAGCCCGCAACGGCTCAAAACTACGGCCTAAACCTGTCGAATCTGGAGGATTCCCCTAATGGCCCTGACCAAAGAAACCGTTGTTGACAAGATCGAAGTCCTCGAAGGTGGCACTATCCAAGTGCGCACCAGCACCCGCGTGCTGGAGGACGGCGAAGTGCTGTCCCAGAGCTACCACCGGCATGTGCTGGAGAAGGGCGCCGACCTGAGCGGCGAGGACCCGAAGGTGGTGGCCATCGCCACGGCGGCCTGGGCCTAGAGCACCATCTTGGTGCTGAGGGCCGGGTCCTCATCCTGGTGGGCATCAGGGTCGAAGCTGCCCATCACCTCGGTATGCGCGACGGGCTCCACAGCGGGGCCCTTTCTCGCGGCATCTTTGGCATCGAGTTCATCCAGCCACGCCAGGATCAGCGCCCTGGTGGGGGTCTGCACCGGATAGGCCAGCCACTTCACCAGGGCCTTGCGGTCGCGGAAGAACATCGAGCAGTTGGGCCGCCAGGCGGTGTAGTAGCGCCCGTTGGTGTCGAGGCTGGATTCGATCAGGACACCGCGGCTCTCGAACTTTTCCCTACGCATCCTTGTAATCAAAATCGGATGTATTGTCCCAGGCTTCAACCAGCTCAGCGCACAGCGCTCGGAAGTCAGTCATGACTGGTCAAGGGTCGAGTAGTTGCAAGCAGCCCGCAGTAGCAGGCCCAAAAGTCAGAAGCAGTCCAAGGTGTTCCGCTCTCGTGGAGCAGTGGCATGGCATTGCTGATGGCCTGCGCATCCCGGTAGTTGGCGAAGCTGCCG